ATGCTGAAAATGGGAATAAAAAGGCTAAAGAAGGGATTGCTGCAACTCCTGCTAAAGCAAAAACAGCTAAATTACCAATACCTTTTAAAACTGGCCCTTTCCCCATTGAACGTAAACCTGCAGCTAAACCTTGTAAATTTTCTTTTATTCCTTTTCCTGCTCCGGGTTTTGCTTTATTACTTAATTTAGTAGATTCACTAGCTCCATCCATTTGGGATTTTCTAAAAAATGCTTTTAATCTTCCTGTTCCCCCTCCTGTAACCATTTTAGCTATTCCACTAACTAAACCTTTAACGCTTTTAAAAGCATCTTTAAAGTTATTAGCAAAGCCCTTAGCAAATTTAATTGCTAATGGGAATTTAGTTAATAAACCAACCCCCATTATACTATAAATAAAAGCGCTATGGCTTACTATGTTAGCAAAAATTTCTAATACAGGAGCAAGAAGTTGTTGTAATTTTCCAATGGCAGTTGCAATTTTTTCTTGAGCATCTACTCGTTTTAAATCTTCAAGAGTAGCTTTTTGAGCATTATTTAAAGCTCCTTCTGAAAGGCCTTTATTCATTTCTTGTTGAAGAAGCATTCTAGCCATTTCATCCCTACTCATACCCAAAGCTTTAGCTTGTGCTTCTTGTTGGATACGATTCATTTTACTAAAATTAGCAGATGTAATACCCTGATTAGCTAACTCAGTAGCTACTCCCTTCATATCATTCATTAAAGCAAATTCTCTTGCTTTTTCTAGATTTAAAGATCTACCAGTTAATAATTCAGCTTCTAACTCTGCTGATATTGAAGATTCAAATTTTAATAATGAAGATGCTATAGCATCAACTTTATTAAGATCCATTCCTAAAGCTCTAGCAGCAGCTGCGGCTTCACCCAATTTATCGGGATAACCTGCATAATTAATAGCAATTCCTTCAGAAGCATTAGCGACATCTCTTAAAGCCATACCATGAGATACAGCTGTTTTATTTTGTCTATTAGCAGAGTTAATACCATCTATAATAGCTTCATTTTGAGATTCAATATTACCACCATTTACTTTAGATAAACGTGCTAAATTAGCTGCTTCTTTTCCAGCTAGTCCCATTTCTTTGGTCATTGAAGCTGCTTCCATTAGGTTTTCTGGAGTGAAAACAGCAGCGGCATTTAAACCAAATTCTTTAGTTAAATCACTTGCAGTTTTAATATATTCAGCAGATGTAATTAAACCACCATTAAATTGACCTATGGCTACTTTTGCAGTGTTTAGATTTTGACCTGTTAATTGTTGGAAACCAGTTGCAGCTTTATCTACTTTATTAAATCCTAATACCATATTAGTAAGTAATACAGTAGGAGATAGTAAATTGTTTCCCAATTGTTTAAAAGATTCTCCAACACCTGCTACTATAACCCTAAGTTTACCAAAGCTTTCTTTATTTTTTGCAACCTTAAGTGCTACACTTTGCATTTTTTTCTCAACTTCATCTAAACCAAGGGCTTTACTAAAGTTTCCAGCTATAGAATTTAAACCTTTGAGTATATTACCTGAAGTTCCTAATAATTTATTAGCTTTTTCTCTGGCTTTTATTTGCTCATCTATATTTTTATTTAAGTCATCAGATGCTTCAAAGTTTGCTTCTCCTGCTGCTAAAAGTTCTTGGGCTCTTTCTAACGCTTCCCCAGTTAAATTCGAAATATTTCCTTCAGCCTTTAGTCTCTTATAAGCAGTTTTTAAATTTTCCTGTTGTGTTCTTGCTTGTTTTTGGAGAGACTCTAAATTTTTATCAGATAATATAACAGTTTCTTCAGCATCTAATGCTAATTTTTGAGCAATACTTTCTAATTTTGATGTTGCCTTAGATGCTTCATTAGCCTGGTCTCTTATTTTACCTAAAGCTTTAGCAGATTCATATAATATATCTCTTTGTTCTCTAAAGCTATCGTTATCCTGATCTATACTCATTAGAATATTTTGTTATAAATATTGGAAGGCATCATTTCTTTGATGCCTTCGTGGTATAATTTGGGGATGATTTAGTAGCTGATTTTAGGAATTCTGGGGAGTTTACTCTACCATCTTTACCTATTACTGTTTTAGCATTTGTACTCCCTGCTTGTGCTTTTTTATGTTCTGCTGCTTCATTTTCGTAATGTTCCTTCATTTTATTAAAAGTGAAATTACGTAACCAAATAGGCATATTGTAGATAGTATGGAAACCATAACCGCCGTTACTATGAAATACTATCTCATGGATTTGGGTAAATAATGAAACCCTATATTGAGGCGTCAGGCCAAAAAAAGTTAACTGTTATAGGTATGTCAATATCTTCTATTCCTTCCATTAATTCAACAGGTGTAGTTAAATTAACATCAGGTTGACTATCTGCAACGTGTTTACGGAATGATCTAGCGTCTTGAGCCAAGAAATAAGTGTCTACAAACTCACGAACCACTTTCCTGTCACTGTCCCCGTTAACGGAAATTATCATGTATTTAAGACGAGTAGATACATCTGGTGAAGCATTCTTATTAAGTTTTTTTAACCCTCTTAGTTCAGCTTCAATAGCCATTTCATCTTTATGAGTTAATAACTTGTAAGTAATTATGGCTCCTGAATTGGGGAGGGTAAAACTAAACTCATTTTGACCTTGTGAGATTGAAGTCTCATCAAATGGTTTATTATCTAATAAAGATAAATCTACCATTACTTTTTCTCCTTTATACTCAAACTCATAATCTTTACCATATCCTAAAACACGAGCTGCTATCATAATAGCATTCTTATCACCAACAATTAAATCTTGATAATTAATTTTAGATACAATTAAAGACTGTAGTAATTTATCTAGTACTACACCTTTTTGAATATATGACTGATTTGAAAGAATGTCTTCTTCTTTGGCCGTCATATACTTCATTTCAATTTTCCCACTTGATAGGGCATTATCTTCAGGATAAACTAATCCTTTTGAAGGTAATTCGATAATTTCAGTTGGGAATTTAAATTTACTCTCTTCCATAGTTTTGATTTAAAATAACTTTTGTTTCTTGCAATGATACGTATCAAAATAAAAAAGAACCTGACCGTAGCCAAGTTCTTTTTTAAATTATTTAAAAGTATTTTATTAGAAATTTAACACTGCATAATCAATAGAAAGAGCTAACTCTATTGTTTGTGCTTGATCTGAAGTATCCCAGTCAAATCCTTTAAATGATGCATCTTTAATAAATGCTCCTTTTAAAACCCACTCAGAAACAATATCACCAACAGGACCTAAAACATTAACTGTTAAATCTTTTTTATAGAAATCAGAATACCCATCTCTACCTGTTACTGACTCATGGTGTAGTCTTACCCACTCCATTACAGCTTGAGCTCCTGAAGGAGTAATAGGATCAAATAAAGTTAAACTTACGTCTTCCCATTTTGATTTTCCTTTTACTTTCCGTTCAACATTTATGTGATTTAAAGTTACTGCTCCTTGAGTAATTTTTATATCACTTACAGATTTAATCATGAAAGAAGGGATACCATCAACATATAAGACAAATCTGTTTGCCTGTTTTGGTTCAAATGCTGTGAAAAATATTTCGTTTGGGTCTAATACTGCCATTTTTGTTATTTTATTTTATTATAAATATTTACGATTCAATTTTTTATGCCGGGAAAGTTGCTCCAGTTGGTAAAATGTTGAAATCTAGGTAAATAAATTCTGCTGTTTTAGTTGGTTGGATATAAATAGCACCTACTAATTGATTTCTATCAATTACATCTGCTGTGTTATTAGTATCATCCATTGTTACTTTAAAAGCATACAAACCTTGTCTTTGTTGAACACTTTCTAAATATGGGTTAACTTGACTTAAGAATGTATTTCTAGTAGCTCCTGAGTTTTGTTCAAATACTAAATTATCTGATACTTGAGAGATGTAAGATTTCAATTCAATTAATAATCTTCTAACGTTTATTCTATCTAGAGCTGTTGGTTTAGTTTGTAGAGTTTTCTGACCAAATACTACAACTCCTTTTCCGGGGAATGTTGCTATTGGGTTTACTTTACCTGTGTATAATTCATCTCTATTAGCTTGAGTTAATTTTCTTTCAGCTTGTATTACTGTTCCTAAACCACCTCTATTAATACCTGCAGGTGCAAACCATGCTTCAGATGAATTATCATTTGAGGCGTATACTCCTGGAATTAATGTTGAAGCTGGAACCCATACTAATTGTCCTGTATTTGGATCTGTAACCATAACCCAAGGCCAGTAAGCAGCAGCATATGAAGTATCTAAAGTAGCAGCTGTACCTGTTGTTGTTGTAACTCCTGATCCATAATTTTCAAGATCTACTACTATAATTGCATCTCCTCTACCTTCAATATTTGAAATTAAAGTATCTAAAGCTGTCCCTTGAACTCCATTGGTTTTAATTAAACCTGGGGCTGTTATTACGTTATATCTGAATTCATCTTTATTTGCTAGTAAATTAAAAGCAATAGTATAATCACTTCCTACTAACCCTTGTGTATTACCATCTTTAATTTCATTATAGAATTTATCTCCGGTAGCAAAACTACTAAATATTGATCCCCCGGCATCTCCAAATGATCCACTTTGGGCTACAGGAATAAAGTCTTTAAATTTATCTTTGGCATTACCGTCATTATCTAAATAATCAGGTGTTTTTAAGCTTACAGATTTAACTCTTACAAATTTTGAAACATTTGGATAACTACCAGATGTTTGTAAGTAAACATCACTTCCTGATCCTACTTTATTTTGCTTCATATCACCAATTTGACGAGCAATGTAGTTTGGTGATTTTGGATCTAATGATACATTAGTAAATGACTCTACTACTGATTTTGATTTTGTATTATCATCTCCTCTTCTAATTATTACACTAAATACTCCTGAAGATGTATTTGGACTAACAATCTCCCATCTTAAGTTATCAGATGACCCACTTGGTAATGAGCCTTCAGGTGATAAAGTTGATGTACTATTCATTATTTCACCTTGACCTATTGTTTCTAAAGTAAAAGTTCCACCACCTGCACTACCTGAAGCAATTGCTCCTGATGTACTACCTGAAATAAATGATGAAGTTGCTTCTGAAAATGATGTAGTACCACCTGAAGCTACTCTAGTTACTAATAATGTTGAACCCCCATTTTGGAAGTAGTTGTAAGCTGAAATTGATGTTAAATGTGAGTATTCATCTGAACCACTAGTAAATGAACCCCCAAATTTTGCAGTATATTCACTGTAACTTGTAACTAATGTTGGAATTTCTACTTGACCCTTTACAGTAGGACCTACAATTGCAGCTCCTGCTTGAATTGGTTGTGAAGTAATTTGCGTTTGGTCGTTTTCACGTGCTAATACTCCTGGGGAAATTAATGTTTCTGCCATTTGATTATGTTTTTATAATAAATATGTTAAATTTTTCTAAAAATCTAAGGAGTTGGAATAAATTCTTTAGTTTCTAAAGATATGGTTCCTTTCCCATACTTTTCTTCCAATTCTTTGGCTATAACTTGCTCTTGTTGTTGTAGTTGTTTTAAACTATTCTTAACATTTTCTTTTTCTAAGTCTAAATTCATTATTTGAATTTCAATACTTCCTGCAACGTTTGTTAAATTAGAGAATTGATTTCTTAATTCTTGTACTTTAGCAAATTCTTCTTCTGTTAAAACTTTTTTTTCCATCTTGATTTTTAGATTATTTATTTATAAATATTGATTTGGTTATTAAAAATTAATTATTTTTATGAATTGCTTCCACTTATTTGTAATTCTAATGCTTCTACTTTTTCTTGAAGTTTTTGTATAGCTCCATACATCATTTTTGTTATTTGGTCAGCTTGGAGGGAGAGGCTATCTTCTATTATTTTAGACCCAGCTAACACATCTTGATATCTTTCTCCGGGTTCTAAGATTATTTTATTATCTGATCCTGTAATAGCTACTGACCCTGTAAATTCAGACCATGTTGTGAAACTTCCACTTTGAACTGCTTTTGGGAGAACTTCTTTAACATCTTGAGCTATCCAACCTAATACATGCTTATCTTCTACTTCACCATACATAACCTCACTATTCCATTTAAAATGTTTTAAAGGAAGTGATTTTACATTATTATAACAAGTATCTATTGAAGCTGTTATAATGTTTGATTTTAATCTTGAATCCGAGGAGGAGTTCCATAAATTATCTGTAGGTTTGAATGATAAATTAGAATTTAATTGGATGGCGGCATTATTTGCTAATTTAAATCCATGATTTCCCCCTGTTAAAACATTACTACCTTTTCCGTACATTGAAAATGTAAAATTTTCTGCGGCATTTCCAAAATGAATCACTCCCCCCCCATTTGCTTCGGTAACACTGTTTAATATATAAAGTATATTTCCATGATTTAAGGTTGAATTCCATGTCATGTCTATAACACCATAATTAGAAGTTCCTGAGAAGTTTGTTATATCTAGAGAGGAAGTAACAAAATTTGAAGTGTCTTTTTCTTTTAGATTAATTCCTTTATTATTCGCAGCATACATAGTAACTGTAGAAGAATGGTTTTGGGTTGGGTTTAAATTAATTTGTTGGAGACCTCCACTTGTAGTGTCTGTCTTTAAGAAATCATTTACTCCTACCCTAATATCACCTCGTGAACCTAATGTTAAAATACTATCAGTATCTTGTTGGGTTATATTATCTGCAACTGTTAAATTATCACCAACATATAGATCATTTGAAGCTGAAATAGTAACTCCTAGAATATCCCCTGAGGATGTTATACTAGAAGCTATAATGTAACCACTAGCACTTATATTAGCAGATGATGTTATATTTTGAGCTGCAATTAAATTATCACCAAAAATGTCACCACTAGCACTTATATTAGCAGATGCTGTTATGTTACATAGTACTTCTAATCTATCATTAGTTGAAGTACCCCCACCAATTTTAATAAAACCCCCAGGTTGACCATCACCCTGATTATCACATTTAATATTAATCATTCCATTACCATCATTCACAGTTGATTCATTGAGGATAGTAGTGTTTTTACTGTTAATTTCTAAATTATTAAATCCCCGAATTGTAGCATTAGTGCCATCAGAGGCTATTTCTAAATCAGATATAAATCCTGGAACTCCTGCACCTATTCCTAATTTTATATTATCTCCAAATTTTAATGTGTCACTTGAAGGAAAATATTGTATATTACCCCCTTCTAAATTTAAAGCATTTGCATATACTGTACTATCAGTTGATATACTTCCAGTAACTTCTAGGGATCCTGATATTGTTATATCATAGGCATCTAATCCTGTAAAAGCATCAACGGATTGTGTTACGTGGGGAGCCTTAATGTCATTACCTGTTATTATTCCTACTTTTGATAATTCTTTTGCCATTATTTTTTATATTATTTAAATACTTTTTATTATTGTTTTTATAGTCCAGACTCCACTTCCTACTGAGGCAGTTAAAGCCATATGGGCTCCTGTAAGTATAGTAGTAAAGTTAACTACTGATGTTGAGCCTATGTCATTTGTTGTTGTTTCATTGAAAACTACATCAGATGTTCCGGGTATCCAAGTAGAAACTATCGTTCCTGCTCTAGCATTTGAAGCAGAGTGAGCTGTGTAGAAGAAAAATGCCCCTTCATATGATGAAGTTGGAACATTATATATAATATTTCCGTTACCTGTTGCTGTTACTTGTGTAGTATCCGTAAGTGAAGGAGTATTAGCGCTACCTATTAAAGTAGGTCCTACTACTTCTAAAGATCCTGTTATTTGTGCTGATCCTGTAAATGGGAATGGTTCTACTCCTGTTAATCCACTTCCATCTCCTGTAAATGATCCTGTAAATGATCCTGTGTTGTAAATTAAATTAAATGTAGTACTATCACCTTTTGTAAGAGTGATTTCTCCATTAGCTATAGAACCTGTAATTAAGAAAGATCCAGTATCTGTTGTAAGGGTAGATAAATCTATACTTTGAGATGTATTCCCTGGGAAGTAAAATAACTTTAATTCATTCCCATCAAGTGAAGAGGAGTAAAATACTGACTTGAAATTATTATCAACCTCAACAAATGTTAACTCTGAACCTTTTATTAATCTTAAAGTTATTGCCATTTTATAATATTATTTTATAATAAATATTATCCTTCAAATTGAGGAAAATCATTATTTAATTATTTTCTTTTTGTGATTCTAATTCAGCAAGTCTTATTTTCATTTCTTCTTCATTGGGAAATTCCTCAAGATTAGGTTGTCCTGTTGTTAGTAAATTCCCCACTTCAACATCACCATCAAATAAAATTGATAAATCATTGGAGTAAATGATATAATATACTGTACTGTTTACTGGTTTGATAGTTGTTGTAGCCATTTTCTTATTTATTTTTTAAATTCCTCCCCCATCTGTAATTGTCCAACCCTTTGTGCTTGTTAAATAGTTTCTTACTTCTTCACTTTCTCCACCACTTTCATATTTTGCAGTATTAAAATGAGCAACCACGTTACTTTGAACAGTTTTTGTTGCTGTCGTCCCATTCCATCCTGTCCAATGTATTAAAGCATCTTGATAATTTTGATTAGTCAATGAGGTGTTTAAAAAAGCATAAAACATATTCGTCGTATTAGAAATATCTATATCTTTAATTCCGTCACCTTCAAAGTTTGTTGATAATCTAAAAATTTGGGACATGGTTGTTGGTGCTAAATTGGTTCCAGTAAAGTCTTCATTAAAATTTGGATTACTGTTAAACATCCTACTTGCAACTACTACTGAATTAAAATTAGCTTGAGCAATTCCATTTAGACTAGATGGTGATGAATTAAATGATAAATCCATTGTAGTTGCGGATGAAAATGAATAGTTTGAAAAAACTGTCCCACTATCCCAAGCAACTTGACGAAACGCATTAACAAAATCAGTACAATTACTAAAATTTGGATAATCAGTAGGTTTTAAAACAATGTTTGTTAATGTATAAAAACAAGCATTCATAGAAGTTAAACCACTATAGGTACCCCAATTGTTCAATTCAGTAACTTTTAATTTATCAGGTGAATCTATAAAACTATAATTAATAATTCCACTTGTAATATTTATTTTAATAATATATACACCTCCCGTACTGTATGTATGGGTTGGGTCTGTTGATGTTGTAATTGTTGAAGTTTGTGAATCACCCCAATTAATAGTATAATTAACTACTCCTGCATAATCAGGTGAAAAAGTAAATTCAGCAAGTCCATCACCTAAAGATGTATCTATTGTAAAAACTAATTCATCAACTGTAGGTGAGGGGGTTGGAGTAATTTGGGTTTGAGCATAGCTTGGAAATTCATCAGATACGTTAATTTCAGTCCTATCTTGGGTATCTCTAATTTGAGTATCATCTAATGTATTTACTACCTCTGTAGTGAATATAATTGAGTTTTTATTACTATACTTTTTAATAGAATTTAATTGCTTTTGAATAGTATTAGGTACTAAGTATCCATGTAATTTAAGTTGGAATGTACTTTTTACTATTCTTTCACCACCCTGATTTAATTCAATGGGTGTGGCAAATGAGTCAATCATGGCTTTAAATTTAAACCTTTCAGGATTTCCCCAATAAGAGTCTGAAGCATAACTCATTGATTCAATTAATTTATTTAATTGCTCTACATAGTAAGTTGAAATAATAAAATCATAAGTTATAGTAACATAATCTGGTACTACTACAGCATAAAATTGTTTTTTAGGAATTCTATTATTTAATATGTTAAAATTATCGTATGTGTTTTTTTGACTATACTTCTTTTCAAATACATGAAGGTTATTAGGATTATTAGCATCTAATTTATTAGTAAGTGTTCTATTTTTTTCAATATTAGCTCTTTTAAATGTAATCAAAGGCATCATTATCTTGCCTTTCTTATCTCTATAATATCCATCTTTTTGGATCTGTTTCCATCTTTCAGGAGAACCATAAATGATAGGAACTTTTTGAATTACACCATTTTGATCGATTTTAGGTTTAATTACATTTTCCATGTAATAAAAAATAGACTCATCTATTTCTTTAAAACCTAATTCAAAAGGTTTAACATCATCATTTCTAAAAGATGTTTGTTTTCCTCTATTATTTAAATTAGCACTATCATTAGGATTTCCCCTAGTTTCTCCTGTGTCTGGATTAACATAAGGTTCCTGTTGGGAAATGCTTATTTCTCTTTGGGTTTTTGGTATAGGTTTTTTTCCTCTTTGAGCCATTATAATAATCTTTCTCTAGTTATTCCTACTTTATCAGCTGGGACATAATGTGTTTCACAAATAATTGAAATACTTCTACCATAATCCTCTAAATCAGGATTGAAATTACCCGGATCATTTGGATAATCAGGGTTTTTACCTGTGAAATATTGATTTGATATAACTTTA